ACTTCCAGATGTGGCCTTCTGCCAGCCAGCTAGAAACGATTGCCCAGCCTTGCCGCCTGCTTGATCGAACTTCTGGGCTTCGGAATGGGCTCTGGCGAAACCGGCCAGAAGCTTGCTATCGTCCACATCTAATACGGCGGTTACTCTGCCCAATTCTGTAGTCATACCGGATCTCCAAGTCTCTTAGCGGTTTCAATTGCTGGCTGACAGGCCTCTTCTGAGGTCACGAAAGTCTCAGGAAACAGATCATCAAATTTTGGTGGTGGTTCGTCACCAGATGCAAACCTGGTGGCTACTGACACGCCCGTCATGAAGGCCAGGTATTCCTTGTGCCTCCTGTCCATCCGGTGGTGATACGTCAAAGCCAGCAGGTCATTGAACGTCAAATCTTTCAGTTCAGAAAATTTCAATCCGAGTTCGAGGTAGGCAAGTCGGGCGGCTTGCTCGCTTCTGCTATGATATTTTGAATCTTCTTCATGGCGGCCATGCTCAGGTTCGCTGCCTGAATCCTCCGAGCGTTCTGAAGCTCTTGCTCCGCCTTTGCCTGTTGATCTAAGATACTCCAACTCGCTTTCGTCGAGGCAACTGTAGAAGGGTTCGTAGCCAGCATATATGCCTCCAAAAGCAGCCGGATAAGTTGCGTATTTTCAATGCCCGCATCTCTGGCAGAAGCTATGAGATCGTTGATCTGCTGCCAGCGTTCCTCTTCGGTTTTTGCTGTAATAGGCACCAGATCTGGGCATTCATGTTTCAGAGAATAGTATAGCGCCAGGCGCAGAATGGATCGATTCTTGATGAAGTTCGTCATGATCCCATCACAGTCGATTAGACTGCCTTCAGGAATCCTGCCGATCCTCACGAGTTCCCTGTAAGCCTCGCGCTCGAACTCTTCCAGGTTGATCTCCGTAAACCGCAATGTGTGGCCCAAAAATGTCACGCCGTGTAATCCTTTTTTCTTAGACTCTTTCTTGTCAGACATATACATCCTCTCCGGAGGGAGGGCCTCAGCCGCCGCCTTGGGCTTCATCGGCCATCCTGAAAAAATTAGTGCTCTTCTTCTAGCTCATCTGAAGTGTCTATCGGCTCTGGTTCCTGGCTTTCGGCCAGGAGTTCTTCGAGCGTCTTATGCTCTTTTCCGCATTTCTCACAAAAGAACGGCATTACGCGCTCACCCTGTACAACCGGTTTCTTGCGCCTGAGATGGTCAGCGTGGCCTTCACAAAGTCCTTTGGCTTGGCCGCCCAGTCAATTGCCTCGATGATCGCAAAACCAGCACGCATGACTCCCGCGCTGTAATTGTCGTAATACTTCACGATGATCGTCGCGCCCTTCAGTGAAGCGTAATTTATCTCGTCCAGGCCACCTGAAAGATGAGTATGCGAGAACACGGACACCAGTCCCGTGCCATCTTCTCCAGCCGGAACAGTTGCCAGTACCTTCAAGGCCTGAACATCAGCATTGCTGTTGAGCGCTCCGATCACATCTCTGGCCGTGCTTGTGATGACACCGCCGGATCTGGCCGCTACAACAGAAATGTCGCTGCCGGCCACGGAGATAGACAGTGAGCCGCTTCCTCCTGGGTTCGTGATCTCGAAGCTTATGTCATCGCCTGATGGTCCGCCATCGAGATGCTGTAGCTTGATGTGAGAGTTGGCCGCGCCTCCTGTAGTTGTGAGTTCGGACCTCATTTTGGCATAGAAGGCTTCCAGCCTGTCGCTCCAATCGTCGTATAGCGGTGCTCTTTTTGTGGCTGTGTCAGAGTCACATGTGCAATCCCCGCAGACAGTCTTGTCAGTAGGGGCTCTGGAAGCACAGCCAAATAGCTGATATGAAGTACAGTAATGCCCGGTGTGGACCCTCACCAAGTCATCGGAGTTGAGCGGCGTGCTGAGAAGTATGTATCCAACTGGATACCAGATCTCCGATGGAGTCAGAGTGACCCAATCGCCTGATCCGTGCACTTGCTTCTGGAAAACTGGCACTTCATTATCGTGGATCACGCGCTTGGTAGCATCCGCAATTCTGTAGACAGTATACCTGGCACGACCCTCCAATGACAGCAAGTTGACCTCTTCCATTGCGTCATCAGAAAATTCATGATCGTTGGACAGATCGACGTATTCCACTCGGCCATAAGAAAAAGGTAGAGGAAGTAAGGAGGACATTCAAACCTCCTTAGCTTGAGTTGAATACAGCGCCGCCGGTGACATCAACAGTCACGCGGAACTTGAGTTCCTTCCCAGGCTGTGCGTCGACGGTCGATATCTCGCTGATGTAGCCCGTGAGCGTGTAGTTCGGCCCAGACGTGCCTTTGAGATATCTCGTGAAGTTGATGGGCGTGTGAGCGGCTTTCTTCGTGAAAAGCCCCTGCTGGCCTGGGTCGGGCGTCGAGTCGTAGATGAACGTGAAGCTGAATGTCGCATCGTCTATCGTCACGCCTCGGCGCACCGCAGTATCTGCGTCATTCGTGATGTCTTCCGAAGTCGTCTTGTCGGTTATAGGGGCGTCTGTTACGCCTTTGATCTGAGTCGATCCATCGAGCAGATGTATTTTTCCCGGACTAGCCGCAATGCTAGACATGTGTATATCACTCTCCTAAAATTCCTAAAGTTCTTCTGCTATCGCTGCCACAAAAAAAGCTGCGTAGCGGTATCGATTAGACTCATCTTTCCCAAAATACTCATGATATGGCGGTGTGCCACAGATCAGCCAATAGCCGGAGATCTCTGTGTTGTATCTCAGCAATTGCCTGATGTTCTCCATCGTGGTTCTGGCCGTAGCCTTCGAGGTGTTCCTGACATGCACATCGAAATAGGGGTATTCGAGTACCTGGCCGTTGTCGCCGCTAGCGAACTCTGTGCCCTTGATGCCAGATCCAAACACGGCTATCTGATTGTCTGGACTGTCTAGAAGCTCATCCAAAAAAATAGATGTGCCTAATGTGCCAAACCCCTGAGAAACCAGGTAAGCCGCAATGTCAGCGACGAGACTCATCGATCATATCCTCTGATCAAGGTTTTTCGTGCTGGCCTCTGTCGGAGCTTCTCATCGATGATGCATCGAAGATAGAGCAGATCAGCATCTGGCCAGTCATTGAAGATCTGCCGCCAATCAAGATCAGTGATTCTCATTGCACTCACCTCGGAACTACGTAAAGAAGCTCGATCAGCCTGCCAGATCCGACAAGCAGGATCAGCAGACCTAACGCGCCCGCGAGATACCATCGATCTCGCTCAAGCTTCTTGATCCGCTCATCCTGCATCCGCACGGTGCTGCACAGACCAGACTCGCCATCAAGACGATCCAGAATGTAGTCGATCTTCTGGTTCAGTTGTAGCAGTAGCTCTCGGTCCGTCTTTGGGACATCCGCAGGCAATTCAGAAGGCGGCATATGACCTCCGTACTATTGTTCCATCATCGCTATATACGGAGAAAAGAACCGCTATGTTGGCGGGGCTCTGGCATGGCGCTATCATGCTATCCTCGCTACCGTTTCAGGACCACTCAATGGGCTCGTTCGTTACAGCCCTCAGGACTACGTTGATTAGGGCTAGGATTGCAGCTGATTGTTCCGCCGTCAGAGGAACTCCGAACTGCGCTCCAAGAAACATGCTCACTGCAGCAATGACGTTAGCCCACATCGTTTTAGACTTCCAGACTTGTACCATTCAGATCACCTTTTTCTGCAAGAATTGTATCCAACCGCGTTTCTGCCAGCTCTCGATCTGTGTATCCGAGAACTCCCATGCATTGTACCAAGGCCCTTTTTCGGCTGTGCCTTCGAGAATCCTCAGAAGGCCGTCTACCTTGATTCCGCCGACCCTGGAGCAATAGAACTGTTCGCTCACCGCATCACCAGAATACGAGAGTATCATTGATCATCGTGATGTTTCCAGTCGCATTGCCCACAGAGGCCGGAATTCCTGGCGTAGTCGTCGAGAAGTTCATGAGGTTCTTTGGAACGCCTACAGGTTCAGATTGGTCGAGTTCAGCCTTCCAGGACGTATAATGTCCGAGGTTCGGCAGCTCCCACGGCTTGAACTGTACCAGCGGCTCGTTCGTGGCTGCAATGGCCCTGGCACTCGAAGGGTCGACGTTCTGCAGGCCGAGCTTCTCTACAGGAGCTGACCTGAACGTGATTTGGTCGGATGGCTTGACCGCATGCGAACCTGCCACGAAAAGAAGCACTATAGCCAGAAAGATGCAGATCGCCCTCATCGCTTTCCCCCAAGCGTGCTGAGGTTCACATAGCCAGGAACACCCACTTCTCCCCTGCGTCTCATCTCTGCGAGCTTGGCTTTTGGATCGTAGCCATAGATCTCGATCCACTCTATTCTCGTGAGCGGAATACCGTCGTCAGGTGTAATGTACATCACATTCTCACCTTCTCCGATTACTCCCACCGGAAACTTCCACTCGAAGCCTGTGGGCAGAATGCAGCCACATGCTTCGTCTGCGGTTCCTGCGGTCTCAGGCTGGGGTGTGTTCGGTGCTCCACAGTTCTTGCAGATGAACTTCTTTGGCATAGCCGGAAGCTCCGTAATGGCTCCACAGCCAGCGCATTTCAGTTTCACCAAAAATATCATCTCCTGTTATCGTAATGCGGCGCTGATGCGTGATTCTAAAAGTTTCTGCAAACGCTCTTTGTTCGAATCCAGAGCGTCACGGCCAGCATGGGCCTTTCGCCCTGAGCGTGATCTCGGATCTTTGGGGTTCGGGTGTCTCAAAGATTCGTCGAACTCCTGGCGGGCCGCATATGGTCCAGAGCTGGATATCTCGTATCGCAATTCGCCTGTCTTTTCTGGATGTACGTGAGAAGCCAGGTCTCCGGTGCTGTACGGAATGGTCTCCATCCAGTCTTTTGCGATGTGCTCTGCGCCGTCGTTCAGAGCACCATCCGCCGCCTGGAGAATTTTTCGCCGAATATCGTCGCCGTACCATTTGATCACAGGTATACCTCGCGGAACCAGACCACTCCGTCCAAATCAGGGGTCTCGGATACAGCAACGACAGGCCAGTCACGGCCCGCAAAAGAGATTACATCGCCCGGCTTGACGGCCTCTAGGCAGCACAGCGTAGCTTCTGATACTACTTCGTCGCCGGTTCGGTTCACTACACGCCTGCGCTTCTGCACAAAGCGACAACTGATGGAAGCCGTGCTATATGTGGGATCATCACCATTGTGGCCTGTCTGATATTTCCACGTGGCCGTCTGGTTCATAGGGATTGGAGGCTGGGTCATACGGCACCAACTGCTCCTGCGATCCAAAACCGGAGCTTCTCAGTCGCTTTTTTGCTCAGGAGCTTGCCGCTAGAAGAATAGCTCTCCTGGACGCCGCCCAAGCTGATCTGCGTGACTCCCTGCACCTGATTCTTGCGCCTCCATGAGTTGCCCCATTGGAGGATTGCGAGAGCTTCCAGGCAGCACGCATCAAGCACTTCCTGAGGCACCACGCTGTAATCAATCGGCGGACCCTGGACATATGCCTCAGAATCATACGAATAGACCCTGGCCGCCATATCAGGTATCCTTGGGAACTCTCTCTCTTGTATATCGGAGTACCTTTGCCCTTTCAGCGGCAGAGAGTCTATCGCGTCAGATGCCTCTTCCAGGGCAGCGGCTTGCTTCGATTCGTTGTTGGTCCAGTCGTCTATATGAGTCACGTGTGCTGTCAACCAGGTTGTAGCGTCGTCGGTGGAAATATATGCAGTCATGCTTTATCGATCTTTTTACTGTCTGACGTTTCTGGGCGTGACATCGCCAAGAGTTCTTCTTTGCTATTGAATCCGATGCGCTTCCAGATCGGCAGAGGATTTTCAATCTGGATTGACTTCGGAGCTTCCGGTGTGCCCTGTTCTACCATGACTTTCGTGTCATCGATTTCTGCCAATCTCGCCAGGTCTGCACGAGCTCTGTCGGCATATTCTGGCATCGAGAGCAAGTTCTCGTAATCTCGTTTTGACAGTGGTCCTCTAGGATATTCCCTCATACTTAGTCCACCTCAGGAAAACGTATAGTGTCTGTTTATTTTCTTGATCACAGCCAAAAACGGTATGTGAGATCCATATTTCTTCAGCTGATCCATCAATACCACCGAGCCCGTAAAAGCGACATACTGCTCGCCATCGAGCTCGAAACAAATCGTAAGATACTGCGTGCCTTTCTTTTGGTGGCTCTCCTTGATCTTGAAGCCTTTAACGAGAATCTCTCTGTTCAGGATCTCATCGAGCTTGATCTTGTCGCCATCGAATGTTGCTTCTTCCGCAAAGTCGCTGAATCGCTCAGGCATGCACGAGCCACAAGGATTGTTTGAAATTGTAACTATTCGCCCAAAGGAGCCATCCTTCCATCGAAGCCACTGATGATCTATACTGATCTGGAGTTATTTCTCCCTTAGCAAGCTCTCCTGGGAGATACCTCATCCGGTGCTTGATTCTCTTAGCAGTGGACTTCCTGACAAGAATGTGATCAGGAAAATGTCTGTAGCCTAGGAAATCTATGCCCTGCTTGACTGGGAAGACATCACTCTTGCTCAGGCCGAGGGCAAGCTTGTCCTCCAAGAAAGCTTCTATTTCCTCGGCCATTCGGTGCAAGAACTTTTTGTTCTGGTGTAGAAGAACGAAGTCGTCACAGTAGCGGATGTAGTGCTTGATCTTGCGCTCGTGCTTTAAGAACTGGTCAAGCTCGTTCAGATAGAGGTTGCCCAGCCACTGAGAGGTATAGTTTCCAATAGGCACATTCTTGCCGCCGGGGACGCTGTAGATGATGTCTTCCAGCAACCAGAGTGTGTCCTTGCATTTTATTTTTCTCCGGACGATATCAAAGAGGATGTCGTGGTCGATGGAAGGATAGAACTTCCGGATGTCCATCTTCAAGCAGTACGCTCCAGGACCGACTGCTCTGATGAACTCCATGGTTCTGCGACTTCCGGCATGAATGCCTTTTCCCTTTCGGCATGAATAGGAGTCATGAATGAACATCCCATCCCATATGGGCTCAAGGATGTTCATCAAAGCATGCTGGACGATCCGATCAGGGTTAAAAGGCAGCTTGTAAATTGTCCTCTGCTTTGGCTCGTAGATTGTCTTTTCGATATATGGCGATGTGGTAAATGTCTTCTCGATCAGCGAGTCCCTGATGTTGAAAATATTCTCGTCGAGGTCATCATCGAAGCGGTTAATGGTGGTCTGCCAGCTTTTGCCTTTGCGGGCCTTTCGATATGCCAGATAGATATTATCTAGCTCGGCAATCTTTTCGAAGAGGTTACCGTATCGCTTCATAATATTTTTCGAGAAGAGTAACGTTCTCTTTCGATACTAGCTACTCTTCTCCTCCGTTGTGTATTTTGCCGATTCCCGACATGGTCGACGAGTTCAGCCAGGAGTTAGCTTCGCGGCTATATTTTCCTGGATCCGTGGCTGCCTGGGACCTGATATTCGAATTCGCATTCCAGCGATAGTTATTCGCATTCTGGCTGCGTGACCTGCAATTCGTCGCATTATTCCAATTACTGCCTGCCAGCAAACTCGTCCGACCAATTACCGGCCTATGCTTCGCATAGGCACGAATAACCGTTAAGCCGGCTCCGCGGCCGCCCGGGACCCGATATGCGAATACGCATCCCAGCGATAGCGAGCCGCACTCCGGCCGCGCGACCCGCAAGTCGCCGCACTAGACCAATGACCGCCCGCCAGCAACTTGACATCACCGTAAGCGCCTTGTTTGTAGAGCGAGCCC